GCATTAATTCTTGCGACCAGTTCGGGCCCACTCTTAAAAGGGATAAGGCTGCCATCAGCCCCATAGTAACCATAGTTACCATCTCCATCTTTTCCGAAAGATAAACCACCCATATTTTTATTTAATTCTGCAACAGATTTGGCTCCCGGAAGATATCCAGCTTCTGTCACAGCAGCCACATCTGCAAGCTCTTCAACTACAACAGCCTTATCAAGACTCTCATTTATCGCCTTTGCAAATGCATTCAACAGTGCCTGTCCGAATAAACTGCCCTGCTGATCATAGGTACTCACATCTTCAAGGCTGATCGTTCCGTCTCCGTTATCAATAATCGTATACCTGCGACGACCATCCATTGATTCATTTAAAACATCATCTTTAAAATCCGTAGATAAAACTTCTTTTGCCATCAGATTTATACTCCTTTCACATTTCCCAGCCGGAAGCTAAGTCGCGGCAAAGTCTTTTGCTGTATTGACGCCAATTCGTAAAATTTAAGCATTGTACTCTCGATGCGATTCAATTCTTCAAAATCGATGAATGGTCCGTTATCGAAGAATGTCTTTCTATCACCGACATCTTTTTGGTATGCTGTCTGGTTGATCGTCTCCAGATTGCTTTCGAACAAATTGAATTCTCTGGCAAAATACCAACTGGTGAAATTCTTATCTTCACCCATCTCAGCAATGGACACGGAACAATAAACCATTCCGACAAGTTCTGCCAGAACCTGTAGGTTATTCTTGATGCGATTATAATCCACCGCATTCATTCTGGACTGTTCATCCCAATCTGTTTTAGGTGTTATCCACTCCACATCGTCACCTCTTTCTTCTGGCTTTTATCTTGCCGCTCCATGCACCGTTATAGGTCAACTGTGTCTCATATGCTCTGATCAGTATTCTCTCCTCTTCGCGGCGCTGCAGATAAAATAAATCATTTGCGTCAATTCTCGGATCTCCCCGATACTTGAAATCGTATGACAGACCTTTCAGGAAATACGAAGCTAGCCATTCTTGCAGATCTGCGGCCATTTCATCATCACTGATCAACGCATTTTTCCACGTTTTCTCTTTTCCGGTCGTATCATGCTGAACTGTGTAAAGACTTGTGAATGATTCGTATTCATAACCGCTTATGCTATATTTCACATTTACACTTTCGCCCTCTTCAATTCCAGTAAATTGCAACCGCACAAAATAGCTGTAATTTTCCACAATATCGCAGGTGATATCCTCCCGGTCCACGGTCACTCCGAATCCGTATGCAGCTTTTGATAAAATAATATCTACTTTCTGTCCATTTATAACCGAAACAGTTCCGCTCGTAAGCGTTTTCGTCTCAGTTTCCCCTGACTCCATATAGATAGTTTTCTGTACTGAAATCGATTTGATTTTCTCCTCTTTGGTACCAACAGGACTACTTCCTATCAGTTCCCTATCGTCCAACAGATAGTCTGTTGCATCCCCGAACAAAATCCTATCCAATGTAATCCTGCTGCCTGGTGACGCTTTCGTAAATGTGATCACCAATTTATCAAACAGGTTCAGCTCCTGGTCCAGCACTTCCTCCATCTGAACCCCTTCAACCACTATCTGGTCAACTTGTTCATCACCATAAAATGTCTGTACCAGGAACTCCTCTGGTGCTGCATTCCTAAAAAAGAAGGTAATTCCAAAGCAGGAATATGCAGATTCAAGAGCGATCACTATAACCGGCGGCTCTGTAAATTCGCCGTTTTCATCCGAAATCGACTCACTCACATACCCTACATCCACATATTTTTCATCTTCCGGCAGAAACAGGAGTGTTCCATTCACTGCAGTGAAATCTGTACTTGCCATTGCATATCCAGATAATTCCGCATCCTGTAAGATGTTTTCCACATTGCTGAATGATGTCTGGTTATCACTGCTGGCTGTCATATCCGGTGTAAACGATGACCTGATACTGATCTTCTTTTCACGATTCTGAGTTAGCACACAACGCCCCGCATTAGCTATCAGCTGCAGTGCTTCTGTATGTTTCACTACCGGTATCGGATTGTAAACCGGGACATTTTTCAAGTACGGGTCAACAAAATACTCTCTTTCCTCCACCTGCGCATCTTCCAACACATCCACCGCCAGATCATACAGGCTGATACCCTCCGGTCTGACTAAGCCTTTGTGATACTTTCCTGTCATATTGTCAAAACGATCTGTCGCGGTAAACTTTGCTACTTCATCATCAGCCTGCCATTTTTTCAGATACGCAGTGAATGGATCGAGCCATTCAATCGCACCATCATTGTGCACATCGTATCCGAAATAAACCTGTATCTCCTGGCCGATTTCCATAAATCCGATTGTACTATCCGGATTATCAGCATTGTAGTACAATTTCTTATTGTCCACAGTCAATGTCATATCCTGCGAGGGCAAAGATTCTGTGATCGATGACACGAAATCTTTATACGAAAAAGACTGAATCTCCTTATCCGTAAAGGTATTGGATATTCCACAGACAAACTGTTGGATCCTAAGTCTCCCTTCTCCATTGACCATTTTGGTAGGTGTGATCTTGAGCCAGGACGTATCCTCGAATACATCTTCAGTCACCCATTTTCCCTGATCATTCCCAGAGTAACTATGTACTCCTAAATCATTCTCCACAGTAAACTCGACAGGATAACATTCACCAAAGTCTATGGTCAAACCTTTTATATCCAATCCGGTAAAATTGAATATCACATATACTGAACCCAAAATCTCCTGGGTCACAATTCCCTGATTGAAAATATCAACTGACTGCGATTCCGGCAGAAAATACATTGTTCCATCTACTCTTGAAAAATCCTGTTCTGCAGTTGCGTACCGATGATCGACCTCATAAGAATCAAAAGGCTTCTGCGAATCAGAAAAATATGTAAATGAATTGCGGCTGTCTGATGCAGAAGCCCGTTTTTGGGCCTCTGCATTTACCACACCTATATAGGCTTTGATATATCCTATGTTCCGAAATGTCTGTTTCATGGATGATTTGTATGCCTTGCTTGCCTTCTGCATTTCACACCCCACAGTCTATGATATTTACCTTGCAATCTTTATACCTGGTCGGTTTATCATCGTCACCCAACCAATAAGGCTTACCGCTCCGATCTCCCGGATACATTTTCAATGTGATCCACTCATTTGTGACCGGATCAGGAAATGTCACATCTGTTCCAAATCCTTCTCTGAAATTTTTCAAAATAAAAGACCATTGCTCTGCTGACAACATCGGCCACTGCAGAGCATTGATCTTATACTGATCCCGGCTTATTCTTTGTCCGACAACCTCTGCCCGTGTATTACGAGCCGAACTGACCGGAGTAGTGATTATGATATCAAGTCCGCGCGCCGGATACGGGAATTCGACACCATTCACATATATGTATGCCATCTTCTTCCTCCTAAAAGGAGTGCCATAAGCACTCCTTTATGTGAAAACAACACCATTTCTGGCTTCGCGTTCTTTCAGCGCTTCGAGTCCTTCTTTGGTATCAAATACAATTCGCTCATCTTTATCGGCTATCACTCCAAGAAGTGACACCACCTGCAGTAGAGCATCCACAACTGCCATATTACCGTTTTCCACGCCTGCAGTGATACCTTCAACAATCTGTTCCGTATTTGCGACCGCACTCCTGCTGCCAATACGCCCAACCATCTCTGGCCCTGCTTCATTTGCAATAAACAGACTTCCTTTTTCAGGGAAACCGCCTGTTGCAAATGCCTGCGCTGTTGCAACTTTGAATGACACGCCGCCTCCTGAAAAGCCTCCCGAAAACACTCCTTTTATGGACGCTATTGTGTCGGCGATTGCACTCTTTATGCTTCCGATTACAGACAGAATATTCTCAACCCATCCTGCTACTGTATCATACACAGCAGCCATTCTGTCATTGACAGTACTGCGAACTTTTTCGAAGGCTTCCGAAAATGCAGACTTTACATTCGCCAAAATTCCCAACCATTTTTCGGTTGTAAACCACGGTTTAACATCAACATTCCACCATGCAGTAATGTCTGCCTTCCACTTTGCAGCGGTTTCTTTCCATTTCGTTTCAAAGGAAACCTTTACATTGTTTAGAAGTTCCTGCCATTTTTCCAGCGAGAACCAAGGTTTTACATGTTCTTCCCACCAGTTAAATATCGCAGTATTTGACCACCAATCGACGATTTCCTGCCATTTGTTAGATATACCGTCCTTCACGCCCTGTGCAAGTTCATACCACTTTTCCAAAGAGAACCAAGGTTTTACATGCTCTTCCCACCAGGCAACAATAGCAGTGTTGGTCCACCAATCGTTGATTTCCGTCCACCGTGTACTGATACCATCCAGAATTCCCTGCCCTAACTCATACCACTTTTCCAAGGAAAACCAGGGTACAATGTACTCTGTCCACCAGACAACGATTGCAGAATTATTCCACCAATCCAAAAGTTCCTGCCAGGTTTCCTGTAGACCATTCAACAGACCGTATATCAGATTTACGCCGATATCATAAAAGACGGTACTCGGAGAATGAATGCCCAGCAATTCTTTGACCCCATCGATGATAGTTTTGAACAAATCATTGATCGGTTCCAGGATAAACCAGAGTGTTGCTTCCGCTCCCTTCAGCAAGCCCTGCAGCATATTATCGCCCATGTCAGATCCTGCTTCGTTGAACAGCTCTATCGTTTCATCCCAGTTAAAAATGCTGCCCAATGTATCCATGAAGGTCTGGAATGGATGGCTTAAAACCTCAATAAATCCATCTGTCGAAGTACTCCATGCATCTGTAAAGAACCGCAGAATATCTCCAACCAGATTGTCCCATGAGAACGGATCCAACCATGAATCCTTTACCGCATCTGTCAGTTTTATACCAAGGAACGCCAGCGATTCCGGGCTCATGCTACTGAACAGTTTTCCAAAATCTATGCCGCTGACAAAACCGACAAACAGGCCAATAACCTCTTTTACCTTTCCGAATTTGTCTCCCATGGTTTTCATCGTGGAAAATATCTTTAATCCTGCGAGCGCAGCATCAAAAAGGACGATCGCTCCCTTTAATGCCAGAAAACCTTCTGCAAGCGATTTTATACCATTAGCCACATCTTCCGGCTCTACGCTTTCCATCCATTCGCCAAGATGATCCAGGAAATTCTCCAAAGCTTCACTGTTCACAAAATCAGCAACCAGCAGCGACAGATCTTCAATGAATATCAGTAATCCTTCTCCGACAGTCTCCGCAAAAGGTTCAAGCTTTTCCCAGAAATTGTCTAGATTTTCTCTAAGCTTTTCCCAGTCAACAATTTCATTGAACTGAGTAAAGATATCCAGAAGATCCGGCAATCCTTTTTCTATGGTCCACTGCCCGAGTGGCAAGAGCACTTTTGTATAGAAATCCGTAAGAATTCCCGACAGAGCATTGGCTACAGGTTCGAGACTTGCCGTGAATCGTTCGAATGCCTCCAGAATCGGAGTAAAATTCAGTTTTTCACTCCAATCAACGGTATAATCCGCTGCTTTTCGTACATTATCAACGATTACCGCGAAAATATTTCGAATGTTTTCCAGTATGTGGAGTCCGGTCTGGTTTTTGTTCCAAGCTTCATCCAATCCATGAGCAAGGTTGCCGATGATCATGCCGATATCGCCCACAATATGCAGGATATCTGCGAAAGCCTGAATCGTTCGTTCCTGATTCCATACTGTAAGAAAATCGCGACCAATGTCCTTTATCAGCTGCCATACTTCATCGAGTGCATAGCGCCATGATTCCATGACGAATTGACCTTCGCGATCCCATGCCTCTTTTAGTGGTGCAAAGAACTGCCCCAGCAGCTCTTTTATCTTTTCAGCCAAATCCTTATACTTGCTCTCAACCTCAACAGCCTCGAACATATCCGATGCGCCAATACCGGATCCACTTTCCGAAGAATCATTAGACTCAGCCTGAATCACATTCAGTTCATCTATACCAAGTGTAGCGTTCTTTATTTCTTTCGCGGCGTTCTTCGCGGCTGCTCCAGTCGCATTCAGACTGGCAGCATAATCTTTATTGACTCCGACCGCTTTTAAAACGGTTCCTTTTCCGGTGAGGGCAGCTATCAGTTGTCCAACCGCATTCACAGCACTGACAGCATATTGGATGATAGTATTAAGGGCAGGAGCCAGTAAATTTAATAACGGTGCGGCTGCTGCCGCCACCGCGTTCCGTAACTGCAGCAACGATGACATCAGCAAGGATAAGGATGCGTTCGTTTCGCCACTGAACTGAGCAAGATTCTGGAAGCCGGTTCCGATACTTCCCAGAACAGCCATAAAGGCATTCTGCAGGATCATGAACTTCATCATATTGACGATCTGTCCAAGTCCACGGGAGAATTTACCAACACTCTGGTTGCACGCATCTACACTGTTTTTTGTTCTCCTGAATCCCATAAGCAGCTTATCTACTTTTGCAGAGACACCAGTAAGCACGCCAGAGACCTTTTTTACGGCATTATTCCATCCTTCCATGGAAAACTTCGCGCTTTTGCTTTTCTCACCCATGCTGGCGATTTTACGCTCAGTCTGACCCGCCTCATCTTCCAGACGATCCAGCTTCTTCTCAGCAAGTTCCAACTCGCTGCGTAACTTCTGTGCTTCGATGGTACCAGAAGGATTCATTCTGAATTCTTCCAGTTTTCTGCGTATGGAATCAACTGTATCTTCCAACTCTTGGTATTTGGGATTGATTGCGTCAATCTGAGCAATCACCTCATCCATACCATGAGGAGTAAGCCCCGCCTCCGCCTGCTCATCCAAAACAGACAATTTATCCAACAGTGGCTGCATTTGCTTGTCCAGTATCGCAAGTTCTTTTTCTGCAGCTTTCAGTTGCTTTTCAAGACCGGAAATCGTACTGCTTTTGGCATCTCCCGATTCAAGATCCAGAATCTTCCGGCGCAGGTTGTCAACTCGCATCGTCTGCTTATCGACCGCTTCCTGCTGCCGTTTCAGCTTTACTGTCAGATCTTCAAAACCTTTTGAAGTTCCACTCACATTCAGTTTACCGATGATGTTGTTTATCTTTGCCATCTGCTTATCAACCACATCACCGACCTGTTTAGTCTTCTGACGTATCTTATCCATCTCCCGTTTGTATCCGGAAGCACTGGCTTCAATAATTACCTGAAGTTTTTCAAGCGTTGTTCCTGCTGCCATCTATTCCCTCCTTTCCGTGTGCTTTTCTCCATCGTTCATTATGCTCTGCCGCATATTGACGCATTCTTTCATTTCTTTCCCGTAACTGCTTTTCTTCTACGCTTTCAGCTTGTCCAAAAAGTGTCGGGTAGAAGTTCTGCACCGTTCTGAAGGGCGGCATCTTGTCCGGGAACAGATTTCCGACCACAGTTTCTCCAATTTGCAATGCAAGTACCTGCAAGCTTACCAAATGGTTCTTAAATGCCTCTTCTTTTTCTTTCCGCTGTAACTCCATTTTTCGATCATATGCTTCAAACAGATCCAGAACTTCCTGCAGGCTACATTCCCAAAACATAGAAGGGCTGTATCCCATGTCAAGAAACCTGGGATACAGCTCATATAACAGTTCCGTACAGAACCTTACAGTTCTTTTTTCATTTCCTCCAATGAAGCCATCATCTCTGACTTCATTTTCTTTGATAAAAAACCGCTTACCATAAAGATTTCCAGATAAACGTTAGTATAGAAGCTCAGAAGATCGCCGCCTTCTTCCAGATACTTATCGTACAGCACTTCCACATTCTTGGCTGTGATTCCGCTGTTCCAAGGTTTCATAGCCACATGAAGCACTTCCAGCTGTACTGACAGTGGAGGCATCCCGCTTTCCCCGTGCATCAGGTCCATAATGGCCATTTTATATTTCTTTTCCAGTTCTTTTACGCCGGCAGTCTGCAGCTTCAGCTTGAACTCATTTTTACCCACATGCCACACTGCAAAACATTTCTGTTTAGGCATTTCAACAACTTTCTCGTTTTCTTTTTCTTCCTCCACCACTTCGGACTCAGTGTTGGAATTTTTCTCCCAGAAACTCATGCTTTACCTCTTTCCTTACGCAGGATCAACCACGTTGATCTCACTCTGCAGAGCCATTGCAACATCAAAGTCAATGACTCCATTCACACCACCACCGGTTCTTTTTACAGATACCTGCGCAGTGAACTCAAACTTGGTTCCATCAGCGTCTGTCTCGCAGAACTGATAAGCTTTGCCGGATGCTTCCATATCCCTGAATTTTCTGTAACTGGAATCGGCAGATGAATTGTCATATTTGAACTTATATGTCATTTCTCCCGGATCTCCGATGCCGTTCTCATACTTCTTTACCTTATCCGCCAAAGTAGTATTTTCTACCTTTTCAGGAGTTGTACCAATCTCAGGAATCTCTTTTAATCCCGGCAGATCAGTATAATCTGCAGATTCGGCAGTTTCTTTGTAACCAAGTGTTGCTCCATTTGCTAACATGCTCTTTCCTCCTTCTTAATTTCCACCATTCCAATAAACAATATCGGAATGCATATCAATGATACCTTCATATCGCATCTGTTTATGGCAAAGTCCTGACGGATCTGCCACATCCATGCAGCTGGTTCGCACCAACCCAAGTGCTGATACAGCAGAATCAACCTCAAGTGCCGTTTTAGATGTACTTCCGCCATTCCAAATATCGATCCTGAACCGGACATATGATTTATCTTCCGCATTTCTGGTACGCTCGAAAACCCTGTTATCCTCTTCCACGAACTGGATAGCCGGCAATTTAACCCAGCTGGCAGGATACATGTCTGAGACATTATCCGCTACTGTCTGCAGAGCTGCTCCAACTTTATCTTTTACATTTTTCATAGTTGTTTCACTCGCTTTCCATACTCTGAACCTATCGCTTTCACGATATCTTCTTCCTGATCTTTCAGTGCCGGATACATGAACGGCCGTGCCTGCTGCCCATTCGTGAGATATCCGATTACCTTTCCATTCTTTTCCACAACACCAAGTCCATAAGCCTCCGCCTCTTCTCTGGACATGGCATTCGCAGGCATCATCCACCCATGTTGAACATATGCAGGGGTTATCGCCGGAGATATCCCTTGATGATTTGCTTGACCATTCGGGCCTGTACCGAACTCGACATAAGCTGCATATTCTTTCGTGGTGTAACATGTCCCACGAACTCCATCCTCCACTGCTTCAGTTCTGGTCTTGATACTCTGCCGCAGTTCTCCTGAATGTCCCGGACAAAGCAGCTTCGCGGCATCTGATACCTTTCCAATTTGTCTTGCTACACAGGGCATCAACATTTCAGCCGGTATCCCACCAATTTTCTCCATCTTATTGATCAGCTGTTCAAACTCCGACACGCCGTTCCACCTCCAGTGTAAGGTGACCAAAAGGACGTATTGCCACAATTTCATAATCCGGATCATCCCCAGCTGCAGTATACAGATTTATGCCGTCTTTCACCGTGATTGCGGGACCGTTTTCCAGTTGGAAACGTACTACCCCATCCACACACACTTCCTGATAAGCACCATCCACCCGAAGATTTCTAATGTTCGGAAGCCGGACTCCATACATTTCAGCCTGCAATTTTCCTCCCGCGGGCCACATTTCAACTTTTATCCCTGATGCAGGACCATAAAACACATTATTATGACACTCTGCGTCTTTCTCAGTTGTCATTTTCCTGTGATACACTTCCACCAGGCGCTTCCGTTTCAGCCTCATATGTTCTTCCTCCGATTCGCGCAAGACGGTATCTGTCCAGTACATCATAAATCTGTTTCGGTGCCGAATCGAAAGAATAGGACTCTCCGGCAGCACTACGGCTACTCTCTCCTTCTGTTCCCATTCGATTGATCGCAATAACAGCAAGATCCCGCGCCGGTTTTTCCAGCTGCGGGATCATCTTCTTTCGATTTGTATATGCTAGGACAAATTCCTGTGCATCTTCCAGGACGATACCGATCAGCGCAAAGTCCGTTTCACCGGTCAGTTTACTGATCTTATTCCTATCGTCCATTATTCAGCACCTTTCAGTAACCCCAGCAGATCGTCTTTGGACAGACTGGAATAACCTTCCATGCCGCGTTCTTTGGCCAGCGCTTTCAGTTCAGAAACAGTCATTTCTTCCAGTGCTTTTTCTCCAACGGACTCCTGTTTATTCTCGACTGTTTCCTGTACTTTCATGACAGGCTTCGGCTGCACTTCCTCGAAACCTGCTGCCTGATATTTTGCAATCGCCGCCGGACTGGTAGCGATACGTTCAACATTCCCTTTCTTTAAGCGCATGTACTTAACCCTCCGCATCTTTAATGGATACATAGATGCTGTTCAGCTTATTATCCAGTACCCAAATATCATGATATCTGCGGTAATCCACAGCCCATGCATTTTTCTTCTGATAAGTTGTAGGATCAAAGATTCTTACAAGATCCTGTTTGGAGATTGCCAGAGGAGTGTGGCGGGCAGTGATAATGAAGTTTACATCCTTTGCGGTTTCACCTTTCACATAGCCGCCGGCCTCCTGACCTGCTGTTTTGCCATCATACAGGGTGATAGCAGAATACATTCTGTTGGAAGGAGTTTCGATAATCGGTACGCCGTCCACGGCGGGAACTTTGGTCACGATACCACCTCTGGAAAAATCTACGACGGTAATCTTGCCTGCGAGCTCCAGTTCCAGCTCCATGACAACATCGTTTGTCGCCTGAATAACAAGGGGACCGGTATAGCCATTGGCTCTTACCGCTTTGATACCCTCCTTGATCTTACGAAGAGTGGAAGTGTTTTCACTGGGAGTATATCCATATTCCACCATACCCGCGATCTTAGCGTCAATTGCCCGAGTGGCAAGGCTGGATATACGATAAGCATCAATTTCCGGGATTACATGCTCGTCCTGGAAAATTCCCATTACACTGGCTGCAGTTGCGACAAAATTGGTTTCATTGACATCCATGGCATCCAATGTAAACAGGCGGCCACGATCCTGGGTCATCTTTCTAGTCTCATAATCCAGGGTTACGCTTCCCTGTACATAACCGTCATCACGGTCATAATCTCCCAGACCATTTACGGACATTTTGGGAATCTTTACTTCGGCACCACCATTATAGAGTACCTGTCCTGCATTTGCTTCCATCCAACCGGTAGTGGATCCTACCACTGCCGCTTTATCCAGCGAACGCTGAAAATTTGTAGAATACTGTAAAGTATTAATAGGCATTTTTCTTCCTCCTTAAATTAACCTAAATGTCCCATGATGATGGAATCGATCTGCTTCTGCACATCATCGTCTTCCGTCGGAGGCGCCTTCCTCATCGGGGAATCACCCTTTAAACGTTCTTCCACCCCGGCCTGTACTGCTGCCTTAAATGCTTTCTCTACTGCTGCAATAGACTTATTACAGGCATCTGCATCGGTATATACCAAAATTTCCGCCAGTTCAGAGGGCAGTCCTTTATCAGACAATGTGTTCTTTGCTTCTGCCATCAGCTCTCTCTTCGTAATCGCTGCCTCTTTATCAGACAGTTCCTTTTCACGTTTCTGCTGGAAATACGCATTTTTTTCAGCTTCGTTCATTTTCGCCAACTTCTCCGCCTCAGATACCTTGTCATCGGTCATTACGCGCCATTTTTCCTCGGCATTCTTTACAGCGGTGTTGGTAGCTTTGCCTATACGACGATCAAACTCTGCCTGATTGCCTTCCAGTTTCAAAAAGTCATCAAAAGAAAGCTTTGTTGTAGTTCCTTCGCCACCGGTTCCGCCGCCATTACCGCCATCTCCGGTCCCAGCACCGTCTCCTTCTCCTGCGAAAAACTGAATATTCATAGGGATTCTGTTTTTGTGTACCGGCGCACTCTGCGCCATCATTTCTGCTGCTTTATTTTTCATGTTTCACCTTTCCGCCCCAGCCCATTGCATATGCCCCAGGCCATTGCATAAAAATAACACCCGGTTTATACCGCGTGCTTATTTGCTGTTTAACGGACAGTTCCGAGATATGAGGATCACCGCCTTTCTACTCTGCAGTTTCCTTTTTCTCCTTTGCATCTCCCAGAATGGTTACCATACCCTGCTCAACAAGATGCTTCGCTCTGTCATCACTTACTTCAAATTCATGGTCCTTCTCCACGATTTTCTTTAAGACAACATCGCTATACCGCTTAATCGCTTTTACTTTCTTCATTCACTCACCCCCTCTCATTACTTGCACCGGTGCAATTTGCTGATAAAGAAAACCACCGGCATATTACCGATGGTTTAAAGCACTTTTTCAATATCATCTATTGTGATGTCTATCGTCTCCCAGTCCTCCGGAGACTCACCAACATCAGCTATGAATACTTTGTTATCAAAGGCTTCCACAATGGAAGCTTTTCTGCCATCTTTCAGCAGTACTGTATCAAATTCTTTTACTTCCATTTACTCCACCTCTTTGATATATGCGCTTGACATATTTACTGTTCCATCAGGCTTATACAACCAGCCAACAACCACATTGGCAGGTGTCTCATTTTTTCCCCACAGAACCATTTTCTGTTCATAACGATCTCCATAGCCGTTATTTCCTTTGTTCACAGCTGGATATTTAGATGCGTTACTGATGATCTCCCGCTGAAGCTGCTTCCAATTGTCAGCATTGTATCCTAGACGCGATTCAAAAGCCCTGCCTTTTGCAAGGCCGCTTTCATTTTCTCCGCCAAACAGATAATGGGTGAACTTCTTGTCCGGTACCGAAATATTCTCTGTCCCAGGAAGCCTTAAATCCGGATTCTTCAGCAGTCTGTTTTGCCTCGAATACGCCAGTTTTGCAAATTTCCACTGTTCATCCTTACTATACTTCATATCCTGGAAATCGTCCAGTGATTTGGGGATATCATCCCCCAGAACCTTTTTATATCGTTCAAACTGTTCTCTATCCTCAGCGAGATTTTTTATTTTTTTCTCGTTCCGTTCCGCTGTCGGATTTCCCTTCACATATTTTTCATACCACTGTGCATAATTCATATCTGCAGGAACTGTTTCAGTCTCTCCAGTGACCGGATTTCTCGCCCTGCGCTTCAAATTTCGAAGTATGTCACGATTCAAATTACTGATGGTCGTTGACCTGCACCACGGATGCATCGGAGGACAATTTTTTCCCGGCAGTTGCTCTTTAACCAAAAAATATTTTCCATCCAATTCTCGACATATATCCGATGTCTTTAAATCCAAAATTGCGACAAAACAATATCCCTCGATCCCGCATTCTTCATAGGCGATCATATCCATCTGTGCTGCGACAAAACAAGATTCCGTTCTCACCAGACGTCGAGCCACACCAGCACCCTGAGAAAATCTGCTTGCAATGATCTCTGCAGTCTCCCGATCCGTTCTGCCCGTGACCAGGCTCACCAGTAACTCCTCTTTCAGTGTCTGTACAAGCGACTGGGTATTCTTCCATATGCGGGAAGAATAATTTTCTCCAGACCATTTACTGTTAATAACTCTGTCAATTACCTCCGGAGAAACCAGATTAAAGCTAAATGCATATCCTGAACGCTGCTGTATTTCGAACACTGAATGATAATAAACATCGCTGGCAAAATCCAGATACCAGTTTGTATTCTCGATCTGTTCCTGTCCATAAATACTCTGCATGATCTGGTCGATCTGGTTCTTCAGCTGCTGAAGACGTTCTATTCTGGCACGATATGCCGGAGATTCTATCTTAGCCAACAGTTTCTTTTTATCTTCATCACCTCTGGCTAAAGCAGCCTTTAACTCTTCCAATGATGCACTGTCCTGCAATGTATTCAGCATTTCCCGTGCTTCACTCTCCGACAATCCATGTTTTGTCTGGAATCGTTCAAATATCTGTTCCAGATTCAGGCTCAAATGCCTTGATGCCTTTAAATACAAACTGGATATTTCATCAGCTATTTTTTCAGCATCAGCCATATAGTCGAACATCTGCCAGGCTTTTCTGTTCTCCCAGTAATCACTCATCTACATCACCGGAATCCTCTTTCTTGTCCGGACGTACTGATTTTGGCGGAGTATTGCTCCCAAGACCAAATGCCGCCTGCTGCCTTTCAAGGTTCTTCTGTTCCTCTTCCTCTACTGCCAGCAGCTCTTCGTCTACATCCTCCACAAACGGTATCTGAGACAGGAGTGTCTTTCTACTGACCTTACCCCAGAGATTTGCTACCATCTGACTGATCTCCAGTAAGTTCTTGGGCAGTGCACGGGTAAAATATGCCGTAATCTGTTCCGGATCTGCGCATGCTCCTTTATTGCCAGGGTATCTGCAGAAAATCCGGATTCGCTTTCGCAAGCCTTTCCGGTAATATCTTGTCTTTATCTTTGTGATGTTTTCCAGCCCCAGCAACTTAAACTCCATCGCGACACCAGAGACATTTCCACTGAAATTCTCATCTGTCATGCAGGGAACATGTGAGAATTTGTGAATATCCTGCTCAATCGCCTTTTTCAAAATCTCCACGCCTGCCTCATCGAATGTCCTGGTCAGATATTCCGCTTTTGAATCCTTGGGTAATTCCAGCATCTTGTCTTCTTTCAAGCGTTCTGCTGCCGTTTTTCCTTCTGAATCTTTTACTTCATCGTCTGTCAAAAGAGCACCGTACAGAGCCAGAATCGAATCAATAAACTGCTCTTTATCTGTGATTCGATCGGACATTAACGCGTTGTATGCATCAATCAGCGGAATCTGCAGCTCATAGTCTCCTATCGCCAACTTATTGTTCAGATACTCTATGACGGGCACTTCTCCCATGTAATGAGGCTTCGCCTCTTCTGAAAGTTCCTGGTGACCATCTATATCCTGAATATTCAGAACATGTTTATAGTTCTGTGTCAGAACAGTGGCAATGTACACATGATTGGAACTGTCAGAATCATCTTTTCTTTCGTAGTAGTACACAGCAAAAAGTTCGTTTTCTTCGATGCTGTCATCCCTGACTACAAATGTATTTTCCGGTGACAGATTCTTGATCAATAATGTAGTCTCGTTTTGTTTAACATAGATATATTCATAGGCAATCCCATAAATCGAAAGATCAAGTCCATTATCACCGTCAGCCTCATCAGCTCCTGCATGATCAAGTGCCTGTGCGATCAGCGCGATATCCTTTTCGCTTTTATAGCTCACGGGATTTCCGATAAAATAGCTGGATGCCGTATCCGCAATGTCTTTGGCATGATTAAATACCAGCTTATTTTTACGGTCCTCATTCAAAATCTTATGACTTCCGCAATAATATTCCATATTCGCATGGAGCTTCTTGACATATACGCGGTGTTTCAATATCAACGTTCGAATAATCTGTTTATTTGGTTTCAATTCATCCCAGCTCTCAGCCGGTATCGTAAAAGTATACATAGCACTCCCTCTTTAATCGAATCCGGCTTTCGCCTTGTTCCGAATTCTTCCCACACGCTTTTCAAGAATCGTGTACACGAAATATCTCACAGCATCCATCGCATGATCATGGTCTTTTACAGGCTTATCTTCGCCGCGTTCTGCCGCTTTTGCGTCCCAAATATAGGAAGCAAATTCTTTAATGGTATTTATACAGGTATTGCTGAACATAATCCTTCCAGTATTCAGCATGGTTGCTACTGTTCGAATGCCATCCAGCACACTATTATCAGCTTCAATCACCTGATACCCGCGCTTTCTCAGCTCTGTAATGAAACTGGCTGCTGCCGGGTCAATAATGATTGCCCGGATTTTTGTCTCATCCAGCCATTTTTTCAGATCGTCGGCAAATTCACTGTCCGTTTTCTGAACTCCCTTTTCTCTACCGGAGTAATAATATTCCCGGATACAATACCACTTTTTATTTACTCCCTGATTCCACAGCAAAAACACTGTTGCATTCTGTGTACCATAGTCACAGCTTACATACCGGTTTCCATCGATCAGCAATCGAAAGAACTCTCGAATCGGCAGAGTATGACGTTCTTCGTCAAACATGTCATAAATAATGCCTTCTGCAGCCGCCCACAGCCCCATGATATAGCGTTTAAAGAATACGCCTGTGTACATCGACCGATATCTGGCCTTGATTTTTTCCGACAGGCTCAGATTATCATCCATTGTAAAATGTACATACAGAATCCGTTTCAGTCCAGGATCCTTGTTATCTCTGGCTGCTGCCTCCCTGATTTTCTTTACCTTATCCTTGCCAAGGTAACTGACGGATTTATCAATCCAATTAACCTTGAACCAGTGATAAGGCCCATCCGGGTTGCAGTTGAACCAGTATTTCGATCCATCAACCGAACAACGGCCTGTTGCTTGGTTCACAAAGCTTTCAGGCATCAGGGCAACTTCATCAAAAAAGACCCCAGCCAGAGTAATACCCTGAATGAGATCCTGTGATCTTTCGTCCTTGCCACCAAATATATAAAAATAATTGGTTATACCGTTCCGGGCAATCTCCACCATATTGTCGGCGCGATGGTCCAAAACTACATATCCACGGCTCTTCAGCATCAGCTTCAGCCAGAATAATACGTTTCTACGGAAAGAACCAATGGTCTTGCCACACATGGCAAAGTTCTGCCCTGAGAATGTGCTCATCGCCCAAAGCACGAATGATAACGACATACTGACAGTCTTCCCTGATCGGATTGCTCCATCAGCTATGATACCGTCATAATCCTTCACAGGAGAATTATCGCACCACCAATTCAAAACCTTACGCTGCTTCTGAGAAAACGGTTTGAACTTAAATATCTGAATCACTCTCTTCATCAGACCAGTCCTCCGCAGCTGTTCCCTTCAGTGCTTCCAGGAATCCATCATCCGCAATCTCATCAGTATCACCCTTTTCAGACTTAGCTTTAAGCAATGCAATCCGTGCACGCTGCTCTTCTGTCGCCAAATCCATGTGGTCAGACAACCATTGCAAAGCCTTCATACGATCTGCCAGTTTAATACTGGCACCATCTTTCCCCTGCTTTACTTCAGAAATCAGAGTTCCATCCACATCAGCAGACTCTCGGAACATTACCGTATTTACCATTTTCATGAGCGGTTTCTTCTCTCCAGTCTTTGGATCTTTCACTTCGACCGGACCGTACATACTCATTACCTGAACTTCTTTTTGACCAAATTCCACGAAATCTGTGATGTCTGCAAAAGCGATATCTATGTACTTTTGGAAGATATCATGTTCATCAAGCATCTCCCGATTCATCCGGTTTTTCTTCAGCTTATGGATTTCCTCTTTTATTCCATCATTCTCCATCATTCGCCAGCTGTTCGAAGCGGCTACTTGGTAACTGCATCCAAATGCTTTTTGGTATGCCTTGGTAGCATTAAAACTCCGGATATAATACAAGCAGAAAAGCCGCTGTTTTTCTGTCAGTTCGGTATTTTTCATAATCGCTTTGACATCCTCATCAGCGGCCGTCACTTTTACTTCCTTTTTTTCGTTCCGAACGTTCGCTTTTTTATCCGAACGTTCGCTTTCCCATTCATAGGTGGATTTCCACCTTCGGATCGTTCCTGCGGGAACATTCAATTTCTTCGAAATTTCAATAAGCTTTTCGCCTTTTTTATATAGCGCATAAGCTTCTTCGACCCTTTTATCCGGTTCCCGTGGCATCTCACCACCTCTCTTTACTCTGACGCCTGCTGCCGGCGCCGCATCATCGATGCGCCTTGCAGGACTCGAACCTGCGACCGGCCGGTTATGAGCCGGCTGCTCTGACCAACTGAGCCAAAGGCACAAAAGACGCCCGCTGAGCGCTGCGGGCGTCTTGTTCAAAGGGCTTTTTACAGGATCCGTTCCCGGAATCCCTGTATTATATTATAATTATGATTTTTATGAATTTTATGCCATTTTCAAAAATTTTGAAATTTTTTTGCTGATATTACTCTGATCCATATGTAATTTTCGCGCAATCTGTCGCTGTGTCAGCCCATCCTCATAATACATTCGAAAAATACGGCGTGCCACACTATCCGGAATGGCTTCAATCCATGACTCCACAGCCATGCATTCTGTTTCAAGCTTTACACTCCTTTTGGTCCATCTCTCCTGTAATGCCTGCTGCCTTTTATCATCTCTGCCAACAACTGACTGAGGACGTGGATATCCCTTGGTATAATCCAGAATCACATCATTTCCAATCAAGCTGTCACCTTCTCCGAGGTGTGCCAGCTTGTACTTCAGCTCCTGGATTTCCGCTTTATTGCTGCGGTATTCAATTAACCGTTCTTTGGTCATTTCCTCCATCGGTTCCACCTCCTCTGTTGTGTTGCTTTATTATACTGCTGCTACACGCTTTCGGAAGATCTCAATGATATGATCATCTCCCTTGTACGCATAATAGCGACCAGCAGTGTTCTTGTCTGTGTGTCCAAGGTAATCGCCTGCATCCTCTGTTGTGCCGCCACGCTTAACGATGTTGGTAGCCGTTGTCTTTCTGATCAGATGCGGATACACATTGATATCCATCTTTGCCTGCTTTGCGATCCGCTTGACCGAATCATAGACACCGGATTTGGTCAGTCCCCGCCCCGTCTTGCTGGCAAATAACGGTTCCCTGCTACCAATGGTCACACCGCGTTCTGTCAAGTACGCCTGCAGATACTCTTTGGCCACACGATCAATACAAACCAGACGGTATCTGTGAGACTTTTCGCCAAAGATAAGGATCTTGCCTTCATACCAATCCACATCGCAGATCCGCACATCAGGTACCTCACCATCACGCATCGCGGTTGATCGGAGAAATTCCAGGAGCGCCCGGTCTCTGGTTGTCCTGCATCCGGTCTTTAACTTCTCCCATTGCTCCGGTTCCAAATGCTCGATCTTGCGTGCAGGCTCTTTGTAGGAGTCGATATTATCGCAAGGGTTTGCGATTATCAGCTTCTGTTTACGCATCCAGCGGAAGAACGCGCTCATGAAGCGCAGGCAGTTATTTACGGTACTGTTCTGATTGCCACGGCGTTTATAGAGTCTCAGGAAGTGTTCTATATCCTGTTCTGTGATCATGGTCAGCGGTTTTCTGACAGTGTCGGTCAGCATACGGGCGTGACGTATGTACTGTTCCATGGTCCTTTTGGAAAGCTTCTCAGCCTGTTTTACCTCAAACAAACGCAGGATGTACTCATTGGACTGTCCGCAATCAGCAAGGGCCGTTTCCTGTTCTGTGATCTCTACAGTATAAAACGCTCTCTTTAGGACATCTTCCAGAATCCCCGAAAGCTGCGCATTGAGGTGATTGGACATTGCTACAAGGATATCATTGATCAACATTTCTTTTCTGGTCATAGGGTGCCTCCTATCTTGCTAAAGGCACTGCAGCTATGCTATAATGTCTTTAGCTCGAAACGGCGGTACAGAAAACTTTGGTCGGTGGAATGTACCGCTGATTTATTTGTTACCATCCTTGACATGCGCGCTATGTCATGGTATCATTTGTATACATCGAACATTAGTTCTTGCACAGTTGGCACCCGAACCACTTGCAGGAACTTTTGTTTTTTATACGCCTGCTGCCGGCGGCGCTTCTTCAGGAACGAATTTATATCCAGGAATGCGTATGGCACGCGGCGATCCATATTCTGCATCTGTCTCAATTACGCCTTTCCGCAGCATCTGAGACAGATGTGCATGAACACTACTTGTGGACTTCAATCCTACAGCTTCGCCGATCTCCCGAACGCTCGGCGGATAGCCATGGGCTTTTATGTATTCTATGATTGCTTCCAGCATTTTTTCTTCTGTGCTCACTCTTTTTTCCTTTCACGTAACCAACTTGTTTATGGTAGGATAAACTATAAACACTTAATCTGTGAGGTATGTATGAAAATTCCGAATCGTTTTAAGGTCCTGCAGAATCGTACTGATCTGATAGAAATCCAATCCAGCTGTAATTACTGGAAGTTGCTCAAAAACTCTTATGAGCCAGATACCTATTTCCTGTATCATAAGCATTTATGTAATCACGACTACCATAAGCAATTAGATGGAGCCATATCTTTTGATGCTGCTATGTACTACATCAGCCGCTATGAGGATTTCTTTTGCTTCCCGGAATTATATTATTGATCCATTTAAGAATGTATCCATAAATTTCTGTTTCCATGTAGGAGGTTCTTCACCCTGAATTTCTTTTAACCTCTCAGGCGTACCTCCAAATTCATACTCTTCACACACGGGAGTATCATCCACAGAAACATCTTTTCCATAATGCTTTCCGAAGCATCTTCCAAGCCATTCTTTTTTTGCACAAATGGCAGTTATGTTCGTTCTTCATCTTGTTCTCCCTCCCCGCCATCTTCTTTTAGCTGTACTTTTACCAACGCAGGAATCATCATCACCCACATGCACCATGCAGATTTTGTTATGTATGCTCCCAATACTGCTGCCGCAGCACAGCTGATCCATGCTGCTGCATATGCAATCCACATCATTCTTCATACCTCCTAAATCTCAGTTTAATTAGCAAAATGGTAATTCACACAAACCTACATTACGTAATTCATCGCAAGGGCTTGTAATATGATTTTTATATCGTTTTCTCATAGGATAACGGTGCATTCTTCGCCAATTATTACTAATACCCATTGGACAATTAAATGTTATTTTAGCTCATCAAACTTGTGTCCAAGTCTATGTGTTCCATAACTGCCCTCATTTCGAGAACAGCCATATAATCTCTCATGGCTTTAATCTGCAAATCATAGGTGCTTCTAGGACAAGTCGGCTCAAATGTAAGTTTGTCATTATCCCATGCCGTAAGCATATTGGACAGGCCACATACCCTCACTTTCAGCTGATAATATTCAGCCTTAAATCTTTCCTTGTAATCTTTACTGGTCATCATTTCAATTGTGTCGCTTAATTTCATCATTCTCGTTTCCTCCAATATGTTATTTTACCTGTTCTAAACTATAGAACACTTTACGGTCCCAGTTCCCACCAAATCCCCGCTCCCTGCATTCTCTTTCTGGCTTCTCTCTGGTATTCATCACCAATCGGAGAGCCGTTTGGATGACGTCCGGCTTCTGTCATTTCCTCGGTGTACTGTTCATACACGCTGCTGTCACCTGTCGGCTCTGGAATGATGCAGATTGCAAAAGTTGCTGCCAGAATGACCGTTGCCACTCCTATGATTATTCCTATTGTTTCATCTCTCATGTCTCGTTTCTCCTTAATCTTTTGCAAGCGTTTTCCCATAATTTTGAAAATTCATCATAATTCATTACCTGATAGCGACCGGCAAATTTCGCCCCAGATCTCGCCGCTGCAATCACTGTCGGTCTGCTGACAAAACAATTCTGGGTTATGTCTATAATGTCGTATATCCCTATGTTTTCTCCGTGATCCCATAGGATATAACGTTTCTTTTTGTGTGCACTGGGTTTCCGGCTTTTTTGTACAACCAGATATTTCCCATAAACCCGTGTACGGTTATAGCTGTACTTACGGACGGATTCTACTGATTTCCCAAAAAACTCCGATATCTGATGTATGTCACCTGTCAAAATACAGTTGTCGGCTTCGAGCACGTCATACTGTAATAACGTTTTCATTTGCACCTCCTGCGGCGGCATGCCCCCGCCGCCAGGCAGTGGTAATCATCATGGCTTGCTTGTGATAACATTTTCCATGAGGTCATCTTTTTTTGATCGTCCGTTTCTTTTTCCTCTTTACAGGAAGGTGTTCCAACCCTTTATTCGCTTCAGCAAAGAAAGCAAAAGCCTCCAATGCTGACAGGAATCCTCTCCGCTCCGGCAAATTAAATCCCACCACTTCTATTTGGTCATAAAAGCTTCCAAGGCTACGACCGCCCTGTAATGCTGCACCACTTATTCCAGCACGGTTATACACGATCTTCCAACCGTCATACCACTTGGTTATGTAGTGTGGGATTTCCGCCTTTTCCAGAAGTTCATCCAACATCAAAATTTCTTGAAACTGTTCGTCTGTCTCCATTTCTATCTGCATTTTTCTTCACTCCTCCCTTCTTCGCCGTAATACAATTGATACAACTCCGCATTCGTAATACTCCAACGGACTCCCTTTTTGTTTTCTACCAGAAGGTGATGGGGATACTGTCTGATCACCCGCACATTTTCCCTCCGTTCTTTTCTCTCATCTTTTGGATCCGTTGTTATGCCCATACGCCTTGGGATTCTTAAGCGGTCTCCGGGCTTGAAATCAAATATTGTTTTCATCTTTTCTCCTACAGCGGTATCTCTCCGCTCACTCCTTCGATTGGGATAAATCCTGCTGCCTCAACGCTGTCCTTGGTTTTCTCTGATTCTACAGACCCGCTGCCGGTGGTCGCTTTCCGGTAATCAGGATGTTTATGAATCGTCACGCTCTCTCTTGTCCATCCCGGATACATTTCTCTCATGTAATCTTCCAGAATCTGCAGCATTTCTCCTCTCAGGCCTTTGTTTCCGTTGTCCATCTCCCTATGATGGTATGCGCATCCCAGAACTCCGTTCTGCTCCACTCCCATTCCGTTCTGGGAGCGCGGAACGATGTGCATGATCTGCAGCTCTCCCGGATAAGCAGGCGGCTCTGGCAGATGATAACCGATAACGCAGAACAGGCAGCACTCATTATCCCGTTTATGTATTGCTCTTCGGGTTTTCTGGTTATATTCCCGTTTAGTCTTAAGCTTCATCCTGATTCTCCGGTTCATTGATCATCTCCTCCATACTCAGTTGGCCGGGAAGCTGTTCCTCCACCGGCGGCAGGAGTTCTATCTGCAGAACACAGTAACCCGGTGTGATTCCTCCATGGTCTTTTTCCATGTGTGTTATCTTCACATCACGCACCATCCCGGTAATCTCTCCATTTTGGTGTTCTTTCAGATGCAGGATGTTCCCCACACGGTACGGACTTGTCTCTTTGATAATCAGGAACCGCTGTCCGCCTTTGATGATCTCTCCAAGCAGCGTTATGCCGATCGGCACTGTATACGAAGCATCAGCTGGCGGAAGCTCCACAGGCTTATGTTCTTTCTGCTTCGGCTCTTTCCATGTGGTACTTTCTTTTTTGGGACCAGTCTGCGGCGGTCTTTCATGGATATTGATCTCTTCCGGGACAACAGCGCCTGCTGCCGGAAGATCTTCTTCCTGCTCCTGCATCCTGGGTTCTTCCGTCTTTTCATTTTTTGCCACTGTTACTTTGGCAGGTTTTCGTTGCACCGGTGCAATTTCCTCATTTTCCGGAAGTTCCGACTGATATACGATCTGCCATCCTTTTTTTGGATTCTCTCCCACACAAATGACATCCCCAACCGCTTTTAATAGTTCATCCCAGCTGTAACTTTCTTTTTCTCCGGTACGGACATTGGTCAGGGTCACATCCTGATCCAGTCCTTTTACCGACAAAGCAAGGCGGCCGGTTCCCGGAATCCTTGCAAAATGCATTCCCTCACCTGCAGGTGCAAAGGCATCAAACAGAAGTTCTTTCCCGTCTTCGGGAGAATCATAGATCCCTGCTTTTGCCGCCTGCCACATTTTTTCAAACAGTTCAAAATGATCCTGCCCGATCTGATGCAGCACTTTCTCCAGATTTGTTTCCATCTGTCTCTGATCTTCATTTTCCGGTTCCAGCATGCGCTCCAGATCTGTCACCCTATTTTCAGCATCCACCTCTTTTTTGATTGCGGTGATATCGCGCTTACTGTATTCAGGGCTTACTTCTTCCTGTAAAGAGGCCGGAAGAAGCATGAGAATCGCAAGCTTTGAATGTCCGTATCCTCTGTACTTTTCTGCAAGGCGCTCCGAATATCCTCCTTCTGAAAATGCCCGGTTGATATCCTTAAATCTCGATACTGCGCTCTCATCCAGTCCAAACTCCGCAAGCGCAAAAGCCCGCACGTCACTGTAGCCGGATTCTGCGAGGATATCGGTATCCTCTGCCAGTCTTAACAGATAACCGATGCGCACAAAGCTTTCCGAAGCACGTTCCAGTTCTGTCCGGAGTGCTTCCCTGTATTCCGCGTATGTGCCTTTTCTTTCTGTTGTATAATCAATGATCTCTCCCATTTTTCTCTCTCCTTATACTGCTTCCATAAAATCTTCCATCAGCCCGCGCAGGACACGCTCATTATTCTTTGCCTTCAGTTCCTCAATGTTAAGCTGTCTTTTGACTGCGCTGATCTGGGCATATTCGTGGTCTTTGCTGCTGAGTCTCTTCTTCAGTTCCTTCTGCCATTCACGAAGGAAAGGCTTTATCTGTTCGATCTCCGGCTCCTCATCCAAATATCCCCTGTGCTGCCGGATCGTCCCACCCGGTTCCACTTCAATAGTGTAGTAAGGCAGGTCCGGGTCTGCTGCCTTTCGCAGAAAACAGATATATGTTTCCCTCTGCATGATACGGTCAAAATATCTGTCGGTCGCACCGGCACAATGGTGCAGGGCCTGTCCTTCTGTCACGATATCCATCAGGCTCTGCGGCACAATGATGATATACTCTGCATTGCTGTACTCATATTTCTCCCGGATATCTGCCAGGACCTCCTCTGCTCCGGGGAATTTCTGCCGCATTTTCTCAGCCTGTTCTTTTCGCTGTTTTTCATCCCGCTTCATCTGTTCAATCATCATCTGCCGGTTGATCTCTGCTGCCGCCTCATCATGTCTGCGTTTTAACTCCCTGGGACGATATACCATTTCATCTTCAAGATCTTTCCCCAGTCTTTTGCACATGGAGAGGTAATCATTCCACTGTCCAAGCACGCCGCAAGCAGTTCTTCCCGGATAACTTTCTGTCCGCTGTCTTTCCACATAATTCATCACCTGACGGGGCGAAAGGGTTTTGATCACAGGCACATCATCAGGGCTGATTCCATTTGTGTTCAACCATTCCAATGTTTCCTGATCGATCTTCTTTTGTGTTTTTTCGGAATAACGCATCCAACGCACTGTGTCCTGACCTCCGTCCAGATCACGGATACGGTTTACCATCTGTCTGTCCTTGATCCTGAACACTTCTGTAACATTTCTGCCGTAAGGATCCAATATTCCCCAGTATCCGCCTCCATATTCCATACGTTCTGTCGTTTCAAGAAGCAGCCTTTTAAAACGTCCCTTGAAAAGATATTCGATCATGTTAATCTTTGCCTGTGAGGTATTGGCCATCATGCGGTTATACTGTGCTTCTACGCCTGCTGCCGCCATCTGTTCAAAGGTACGTGTCCAGGGTTCATAAAAGGTATCTTTTAAAGCTCCGGATATCTGACCCGGATAACAAAATCCCGGCTTCGACCTTCTGTTTGCCGGATTTCCCCTGTCAAAACTGCTTCCCCTGTTCCAGCCGCCTTCTGCTGGATACTGATTGTAGTAGATATCGCAGATTTTCTTCTGGTTATCCCGGTAAAGAATAATCCGCATACTTTCCGACATATACACTTTTCGTCCGGCACTGTTCCATTCCAGAACCACGTCGAAGTGCCTGGCTACTCCCATCTTGGGATCGATGTTCTGGAGCAGTGTGCATCCGGTACTTTTCAGGATGTGCTTTTGTCTGGTCTTCACCGTCAGTGATTTACCGCAGCCAGGACAGGCAACCGTATCATTGTGGGTAACTTTCCCGATCTTTGATTTCATCTCCTTTTCAGGCCATGTGCTCCTGCAAAATGTACAAAAGAACTGTTTATTTTCCTTGAACAGGTAATCATCCTCTCCGCAGCACCTGTACAGCCATTCCTGAATATCATGGGGATACGCCGGAATCTTTGCCATCAGCTGATTTAACCTGTTGCATCTTCTTTGTTCTTTTTCCCATCTCCGGTCGCGGCAATAGCTGCTTTCCAGACTGTCTATATAACAAATAACATCGTTTCTGCATTCCAGAAGTTCTTCACACCGCTGCACATCCGTTTCCGTAAGGTAGGTTCCTGCTTTTTTACCATAAGAATACCCGTAATACGCTCCTGTCCCCTCCAATACCACTTCCAACTTTCTCTGGTGCCAGATACCGCTTGCATAGTCATAATATCCATATTCGCCGGTATTGATATCTACCGCATATCTGCCCTCCGGGATATCTCCGTTCTGATCAATTTTCCAGACATCAAATACCAGATACGGCATGTCAAACTGTGCCGCCAGCTTCATTCCGCTGTGAACAGGCGGAAGCTTTAATATCTGCTTATTCTTCATCCGCTAAAACCTCCTCCCATTCTCCTGCCGCAGTGATGCGATACCATGTATCTGCCTTGACCAGATGCCCGGCAATGCACATCCGTGCCGCCTCGATCTCTCCCGGCTGTTTTTCCCTGATCAGACCGATATAGGAACCTGCTGCCCCGCGTACCAAAGGATCCTGTCCTCTGGCAATGGCGATTGCACCGGTGCAATCTGCCGCTGCGCGGTCTTCGGCAACCTGGCATAATGTCAATGATTGTTTCCAATCCCTCTGCGGGTATTTCACCATGTACATCATGGCGTGTCCCATCAGCTTATACACGCTCAATTCTTCCAACAAGGTCATTTTTGTACAGGCAATGCGGGTATCCTGTCCATCCTCGTTGATATCCCCTTCCGCAAGTACCCTGAAATATCTGTTTCCTTTGTTGAGACCGTAATAATGCAGCACATCAAACGGGTTTTC